ACTATGATAGTGGTTGCTATATATGCGGAGGCTCTACCGATATGGAAGGATGGAGAAAGCATTTACAGATAATGGTATTAGAATCAGAACCATTAAAATACTTAGCTAAATTTTTATAAAAGGGGCTTGTATATGGATATACACGAAGCAGGTTCAAAGGCGATCATGCAGAGGATATTATTCTTTGTGGCAGAGGACTACATCGCAAGGGAATTATACATCAGAGGGTTTAAAACTCCAAACATAGCCTCAAAAAATGTATCAAGATTTGTTCACAGGAGAATAGAAAAAGACGGTCTATCCGCGAAAAAGACAATACACAATGATAAAGCGTTGGAAAGACTATTATCTTTCGCAGACATAAACATCAGCCCAGATAATTACAGGGGTAGGCTAAAGGGTAGGCTGAAAAGGGAGATTAGATTATTGAAGGCAATAAAGGGGAATAAATTATGAGACAAAGGAGCAAGGACCTTTGAAAAGAGAGAACTAGGGGGATTACTCCCCCTTATCCTTTTTAGGTCTGCCGCCAAGCTTCCCATTTACTCGAGAGGATTGGCTTTTCTTTTTAGATTTACTAGATCCGCCCTTTTTCCCGATTTCCGAAAGATACTTTTTAATTTTTTTATCCATATTTTCCCTCCTTTAAAAAATCCCCCGCTGGCAGACCGGACTAGAGTTCCGTCTCCGAGCTGCTCGGACGGGGGGATATGTTAGCTTGTCGCACTTTTATAGTTTTAGTTTCTCCATCCCATAATTGTTTCTTCATCGTCGAGCAAGATAAAAGTTACCTTTGGGTATAGATCGCCAAGTGCTGTAAAAAGTTCTTCCGTCCTCAGTCCGATTTGTTCTGCGTGGGTACCCTTTACAGTCTCTAAGTGTGCTTTTTTTATCTCTTCTATGGCTTTTTCCACATCAAACTTTTTTGTTTCCGCTAAAATCTTCATCTTCTTCCTCCTTTTTTTGCCCTGCCAGGGGCGGTTAACTTTGGGAGTCATCTCCCTCTCTAAGATAAGTATACCCTAAGCTGGTTGGGTTGTCAAGAGGTTTTTTAAATATTTTTTTGAGACGGTAAAATGAGATTATTTATTAATCCGTTATTGAAGGCAAAGCATTGATAGTGTACACTTTTGTTTACGGAGGGGAAATGAAAAAAGCCAGTAAAAAGAAACCAGTTAAGAAGAAAGTTAAAAAAAGAGAAATGACCGCAAAGCAGAGAATATTTTGCTTTGAGTATCTTACTGACTTTAATGCAACACAGGCTGCAATCAGGGCTGGATATAGTGCAAAGACTGCTGAAGTCATAGGTTACCAGCTACTTCAGAAAACTTTAGTTAAAGAGTTTATTGAGAAAAAAAAGGAAAAAGTAGAAAAGAAGCTTGAATTAAACGCTGAATATGTCTTAGGCAATATTATTGAGATAGGTAAGCGGTGCATGCAACATGAGCCTGTTAGAGATGCTGAAGGAAATGAGACTGGTGAGTATCAATTCAAAGAAAATGGCGCGTTAAAGTCTCAAGAGCTATTAGGCAAGCATTTAAAGCTATTCACCGATGTAGTAGAGCATACCGGAAAAATCACTCTCACTGATGAAGAAAGAAAAATAAGGGCAAAAAAAGTAAATGACTTCAAAAACGGTTGATACTGAATTAGAAGAATTGCTTAAAGATGAGATAGCGCTTGCTCAGACTCATTCTGACTTCTTAGTAAAAGCCGGATATTTAACAATCAAGACAAAAGATGCAAAGCTTATTCCCCTTATCCCCAATAAAGCACAGATAGCCCTGGTTGATAAAATACAGGAATTACGCAAGCAAGGTAAACCAGTCAGGATATGGGTTCTAAAGGCACGCCAAGAGGGAATTAGTACAGTAACCGAAGGGTTGATTTACTCTATAGTATCGCAGACAGAGAATATTAATGCCTTGATATTAGCCGATGAAAAAGAGCATAGCTCTAACCTGTTTGAAATGTTCAAGCTTTACCATGAGCAATTAGCATTGCAGTACCCACATTTAACCCCGGCACTAAAGAAATCAAACGAAAAGAAACTAGAATTTGCTGAGAAGCACTCACAGATCATCATATCCACAGCGGAAAACACAGAATCAGCCCGTTCGCACACATTCCATTTAGTCCACTTATCGGAAGTAGCCTTTTTTCGTAATCTGATGGCGGTAATGGTTGGATTGAATAACTGTGTGCCGGATTTACCAAATACCATGATTATTGGCGAGACCACAGCGAATGGTATTAACCAGTTTTATGATGAGTGGACAAGGGCAATCGAGGGTAAGTCAGATTGGATCCCGTTCTTTATTCCCTGGTTCTGGATGGACGAATACGCAATGCCTTTGCAGAATGGGCAATTATACCCATTATCCGGCATTAAATTCACCGCAGACACAACTGAAAGCTTGTTTATTGCCGAAGAAGAGCAGTTGCAGAGAGATTTTAATCTCAGTCCTGAACAGATAAACTGGCGCAGATGGAAGATTGCTAATAGTTGCGCTGGTGATGTAGTAAAATTTAAGCAGGAGTTTCCTTGTTGCTGGCAAGAGGCATTTCAAATGTCAGGAAGTAATTTCTTTTCTTCAAAGGGATTAGAACAGCAAAACCCTTCAAGGCCAATAGCAGTTGGAGAGATATTCGAGGAAAACCTAAAGTTTGAGTTCAGATCATTACCTAGTGGCCGGATTAAAATATACGAACACCCTGTAAAATCAGAACAATATGTTGTATCTGCTGATGCTTCTGAGGCAGTGGGCAAGGACGAAGCCTCGATTATTGTGCTTAATAAGCGATTAAACAAGACAGCAGCAGTGGTTAACGGTCAATACGCCCCGGCTGAACTGGCGCAAATGTGTATTTCTATTGGAAATTACTACAATAAAGCGATGATTGCGCCTGAAAACAAGGGGTATGGGTATATGGTTTGTCAGCTTATATACGCTAAATATGGCAATATCTACCGCAGACGGATCACAAAAACAGGCACAGCAGAGCAAACTGAGGAATTAGGCTATAACACAAATAGCATTACCCGGCCCGAATACCTTGCTTTAATGGCTGATGAAGTAGGATTAAATAGTACAAAACTGCTTGACGCTGATCTAATCAATCAATGCCACACATTTATCATCAATCCCAAGAACAATAAGCCTGAAGCTGCTTTGAATAAGCAAGACGGGTTAGTGATAGCAAGAGCAATAGCCGGGAAAGTTAGACAGGAATTTCCTTACAATCCGCAATATGGCGGAGTATCAAGCTCATTAGCGGCAAGAGTCGCGGAAGTTAAGCGCATTAAAAATGGAGGGTTCGGTTTTGGAAAATGACAGCATGGAGATAAACAAAAGTAAAGATCAGACAGTACCGGATTTAACCGCAGTGATGAACAATTCCACAGAGTTGAATTATACTGAGGACGTGATTAAGGTTTTAACCAAAGAGATCACTGATGAATTGGAAGCAATTAAAGCAGAGCGTGATGAAATTAAAATTGACCAATTTTGTGAAGAGGCAGATAGACAGTATCATGGGGATATGCCGACAAGGGCAGACCAGCAATTCAACCTCAATGAGCCGATAACAAAAGTGATTATTGATGATATTGTGCGTTCAATCGTATCAAGTCATACTGAGGTCAACCTAAGAGTTACGATAACCCCAAGACCTAATGCAGCCCGGCAGTTTTCTAATTGGGATGTATGCCAAAGGCAGGAGGAGTTTATTGATTATGCCTTAGATCAGGTTATCCCTTACGAGGACGCATTGAGAGAGTGCGCTTATTCAGCTTGCAAAAAGAAAATCGGGCTAATTAAATGGTTCCACAAGGTACGCAGAGAGCCTAGAGAACGCAAAGAAACGTATACCGGGCGCTTTGAAATGGAAGTGATTGAAGGTCAAGAAGTGATGATGAACCGCGCATTAGAGAGATTTACCAAAGACTATGCCGAGGAGATCGCTAAAAACCCGAATAAATACATGAAGCACATAAAAGCTTTAGAGAAAATCCAAGAGGGCGGAACATATACGATTGATGTTGAATACATGGAATTAGTCTACAATGACCCAGTTCCGGTATATGTAAACCCAAAGAATTTCTATTGCCGGACAAGCTGCAAGACATTTGAAGATATTTGCGAGACAAGGCTTACAGTTGAGAGAATACCCTTAACATATTGGGAATTAAAGCGTTTAGAGCGTGATTATAACTTTATTGATGTTGACGAGGTGCTATTTTCAGAGGGTAAAGATAAATCAGACCGCAAAGAACGCGAAGGCTCAAAGAATGAGACTTATAACATATTTGAATGTGTTTATAGGTTTAGAGAGAATCCTGATGATGAAGAGGAAAAGCGGATAATCTGTTATATCTGGGAAGATAGGATGGTTTTCTTTGGTGGTATTTACTGGCCATTCTCCGTGGTAAA